AGATTGATTCATGGATGGATCATGATCGTGACTATTTGTTTACATATGCTGGATTACGACAGGTAGCAGATAAATATTTGGTACAAGACAGAAGCACTGGTGAGGTGTATGAGACACCACAATACATGTACATGCTCATCTCTGCTACTTTGTTTCAAAACTATCCTATAGAAACGAGATTAGATTATGTCCGAAGATACTACAACGCCATCTCCAAGCACCGAATCAACATCCCAACGCCCATTATGGCAGGTGTCAGAACACCCATACGTCAATTTGCATCTTGTGTTCTGGTTGATATTGACGATACCCTCGATAGTATCTTTAGCTCTGATATGGCTATTGGGAAATACGTTGCACAAAGGGCTGGTATCGGCATTAACGCTGGAAGAATCAGAGGAATCAACGCTAAAATCAGGGGTGGAGAGGTTCAGCACACAGGTGTTGTACCCTTCCTTAAGAAATTTGAGTCTACTGTCCGATGTTGTACGCAAAACGGGATCCGAGGTGGCTCAGCAACTGTCCACTTTCCGATCTGGCATCAAGAAATCGAAGACATCCTCGTCCTCAAAAACAACAAAGGAACCGAAGACAACAGAGTCAGAAAGTTAGACTACAGTATACAATTATCTAAATTATTCTATGAGCGATTTATCACGAACGATGTTATTACTCTATTCAGCCCTCATGATGTGCCTGGGTTGTATGACTCTTTTGGTAGCGATACCTTTGACGAACTCTATACTAGATTCGAGTCAGACAAATCAATCCCCCACAAAACCATTGGTGCTCAAGAGTTAATACTTGATCTCCTTAAGGAGAGAGCAGAGACTGGTCGTATTTACTTGATGAATATTGACCATTGTAACAGTCATTCATCCTTTAAAGATAAGGTATACATGAGTAATCTCTGTCAGGAGATCACTTTACCTACAGATCCTATCCAACATATTGATGGTGAAGGTGAGATAGCATTGTGTATCTTGTCTGCTATTAATGTTGGTAAAATATACAAGGTAGAAGAACTGGAAGAACTCTGTGACCTATCTGTAAGGGGTCTAGAAGAGTTAATTGATTACCAAGACTATCCAGTGGAAGCAGCACGACTTAGCACCATTGCTAGACGTTCTCTAGGGGTAGGGTTTATTGGTCTAGCACATTATCTTGCACGTGAAAATGTTAAGTATGATGATCCAGAAGCATGGACAAAGGTTCATGACTTGACTGAGGCATTCCAGTACTATCTTTTGAGATCATCTAACAAGATTGCACAAGAAAAAGGACAATGTTTAGACTTTGAGAAGACTAAGTATGCTGACGGTCTTCTACCAATTGATACCTACAAGACAGATGTAGATGAGATTGTTCCAAACAATCTTAAGTATGATTGGGATGATCTTAGAGCAAGCATTGCAGAGTATGGTTTAAGACATAGTACTTTATCAGCACAGATGCCCTCTGAGTCCTCCTCAGTGGTGTCTAATGCAACTAATGGTATCGAACCACCTAGAGATTACATCTCTACGAAGAAGTCCAAGAAAGGACCACTCAAGCAAATCGTACCAAACATAGCAACTCTTAAGAATAATTACACATTGCTCTGGGATATGCCTAACAACACTGGTTACATTAACATTGTAGCAGTGATGCAGAAGTTCTTTGACCAAGCAATCAGTGGTAACTGGAGTTACAATCCACAACACTATGAGAATAATGAGGTTCCTACTTCAGTAATGGCTCAAGATTTGTTAACAACGTACAAGTACGGTTGGAAGACATCTTATTATCAGAATACATATGATACTAAGACTGATGAAGTCCTAGTAGATGACCAGAAGAAGCAGTCAGTACAACATTTACTTGACGATATCTTTGCTACCGAGGAGGAGGACTGTGACAGCTGCAAAATCTAGTGAAATCACTGGTATGACTGTGTTTAATACACAACAGAATGATACAACCAAAGGACAGATGTTCTTTGGTCCTCCACTAGGAGTACAAAGATATGATAAGTTTAAGTATCCTATCTTCGACAAGCTAACACAGACACAATTAGGATTCTTCTGGAGACCAGAAGAAGTATCATTACAGAAAGACAGAGCAGACTATCAGACGTTAAATGCAGCACAGAAACACATATTTACCAGCAACCTTAAGTACCAGATCCTCTTGGACAGTGTACAAGGTCGTGCACCTGGTATGGCTTTCATGCCTTACTGTTCACTACCTGAGCTTGAAGGTTGTATGAATATATGGCAGACTATGGAGATGATTCATAGTCGGTCTTACACTCACATCATCAAGAATGTATACTCAGATCCATCAGAGGTCTTTGATACTATACTAGAGGATGAGAAGATCCTAGCACGAGCACAATCAGTTACTAAAGCATATGATGAATTTATAAATTCAGCACATGAGTACGATACAAGCAACTTGTGGAAAGATGGATGGAAAGATCATCCCAATGCTGAGTTGGAACTCAAAGATCTTAAACGTAAACTTTATAGGGCAGTTGCTAATGTATACATTCTTGAAGGTATTCGCTTTTATGTCTCTTTCGCTTGCAGCTTTGCCTTTGGTGAGCTCAAGTTACTTGAGGGATCAGCCAAGATCATCTCTCTTATTGCTAGAGACGAGTCACAACACATGGGAGTCACCAACAATATACTAAACAAGTGGAATGAGGGTGATGATCCAGAGATGATAGAGATAGCAAAGGAAGAAGAGGAGAATGTTTATCGGATGTTTAGAGAATGTGTTCAAGAAGAGAAGGAATGGGCAGAGTATTTGTTTAAGGATGGTAGCATAATTGGACTTAATGATGTATTATTACAGAAGTATGTTGAATGGACTGCTAACCGTAGGTTGAAATCGATGGGGTTGAAACCTATATACGATACACCGCTAGCCAATAATCCACTCCCCTGGACTGCACACTGGTTGTCTTCTAAAGGACTACAAGTAGCACCACAGGAGACAGAGGTTGAAAGCTATATGATAGGGAGTATAAAACAAGATGTTAAGAAAGATACTTTCGCTGATTTCAAATTATGACTCAAAGTACAGAACCCGAACAACGAGACGAGTCGTGGAGAGAAGAGTACCTAGGTATGAAAGCTCACGGCAAACTCAACCGAGAATTGTTGATGAATGGTCCGAAGAGTCTTGCTCAGAGTTGGTTGATGCAAGCGATGCACAACGATTGGAGGAAGAAGAAGGGTATCAAGACCCCAGAACCACCCAACGTGCAGTCGAGCCTGAAGGAGTTCTTCCAGAGAAACAAAGACCAAGGAATTTAATACCCGATCCGTGGGAAAATCATTATGACGATCAAATTGAGAAAAGAGAGGGTTGAAAACCTCAACAATTATGGCGAAAAATACGACCTGATATACATCGACCCTCCCTTCGGTCTCGATAGGGAGTTCTTCATGTTTGAAGAGGACAAGAAGGTCTCCTTTGATGATAAATGGGAGTCAACTGATGCCTATATTGAGTGGTATGCTACTGTAATACAGGACTGTTATGCAGCACTGAAACCAAATGGTTGGTTGTACTGCCACAATAATTTTGATAGTAATGCACTGGTACTAGGTGACCTTACTAAAGAGGTTAGGGGTAAGTTTTACACCAATATCTCATGGAAGAGGTCAGGTCCAAAGAATAACATCAAGAAGGGATGGGGCAACATCGTTGATTCTATCATGACTTTCCGTAAAGGTGACCCATATTTTGATGTACAGTATCAACCACTAGATCCTACCTATGAAGCCAACTCATTTAAGAATAAGGATGAGAAAGGTTTCTATGCACTAGGCAAACTGACTGGTGAGAAGTCTAGACCAGGTCATAAGTATCAGTATAAGATGTATGATCCTGAGTATGGGTGGAGATTTGACTTCGATAAGACTAAAGAGCTTGATGCTCAAGGTCTGATTCATTATGGTAACAACCTACCATACAAAAAGATCTATCTATCCGAGTCTAAGGGGTCTCCTATCCAGAATTTCTGGGATGATATACATTTCATCTCTAGATCAGAGAAGAATAAGCGTAAGTATCCTACCCAGAAACCCGTAAAGTTATTGGAAAGGATCATCAAGTCATCATGTCCTAAAGATGGGACAGTTTTTGACCCTTTTTGTGGGTCTGGAACCACTGCTGTAGCAGCATTTAATCTTGATCGTGACTGTACTGTCTGTGATGTTAGTGATGATGCTCTGAAGATAGCACAAGCTGCACTAGTCGAGTGTGGTGCTCATACAGAGGAAAGATTAGTAGGATAAATATGGCTAGAGATATAAAAATCATGAAATGGCTGAAGAGGGAGTTTATGAAAACCCCTGGTTATATGAGGGTGAACCTTTCCTTACTGACAGTATTGGCGACCAGTTCGGTTTTGTCTACAGGATTACTAATTTACAAAACGGTAGGCAATACATCGGACGTAAATA